AGAGGAGACAACACTGACTTCCTTCAGGGTGGAAAACGCCATGCCCGCAGGGACAACACTGACTTTGCCGAGTACGCCGAGGGTGGTGGGCTCTATGCCAACATCAACGCCAAGCGCAAGCGGATTGCCGCTGGATCGGGTGAAACCATGCGCAAGCCGGGTTCTCCCGGCGCTCCTACTGCCAAAGCCTTCAAGCGTTCTGCGCTGACAGCGAAGTAAGCCATGACTACTTCAGGAACCGCATCGTTCAATATGGATTTGAACGACATTGCCGAAGAAGCGTGGAGTCGCTGCGGATCAGAAATTAGAACAGGTTGGGATTTGCGTACTACACGCATGTCGTTAAATTTGTTGCTTACGTCATGGGCGAACATGGGCGTGAACATGTGGTGCATCGAACAAGGCTCACAAGTCTTGACCGCTGGCACCAATACCTACACGCTGCCCGCCGATACGGTGGATCTGATTGAGCATGTCATTCGCACGGGCGCGGGTAATGTCTCCACGCAGACTGACCTGACCATCACGCGCATTTCAGTTTCCACCTACTCGTCCATCCCAAACAAGCTGCAGTCTGCAAGGCCGATTCAAATCTGGATCAACCGCCAAGGCCCTGCTCCGCAGTTCACCGTGTGGCCCACGCCTGACAATTCGCAGACGTACACGCTTGTCTACTGGCGGCTTCGCAGGATTCAAGACGCTGGTGCGGGCGGGACGTACACACAAGATGTACCGTTTAGGTTTATCCCTGCTTTGGTGTCAGGACTTGCCTACTACCTGTCCATGAAGATCCCCGGTGCGATGGAGCGGATGCAGGTGCTAAAGGCGCAATATGATCAGGACTGGGATCTTGCCAGTTCCGAGGACCGCGAGAAGGCCGCTGTCCGGTTCGTCCCCAGGCAGATGTTCATTAGCTGAGGTTCGCTATGCCTGCCCCTTACGCTAAAAAACACTTTCTTGAGATGTCTGACCGTGAGCGCAAAGCGCGGCGGTTGGCGGATCTTGAGCGCCCGGGGCGCGATGCTATTGAGGGTGTGTACCCAGAAGAGTTCATTGTTCCCGCCGCCAGAGGGTTGAAAGCCGCATTAACGCCGCGTCAACCTACTCGTGCAGGGGCTTTGTACAACCAGCCAATGCCAAAAGAAGTATTGGACGTACAAAAACAGTTCCCTCCCGAGATGTTTGAACGTGCGGGCAAGTACTTACAGGCAGAACAAAAAAAGAAAGAGTACATTCAATCCGCACTTGATAAGTACGTGAGAGAAAAGAACGCCCCTGCTATGCGTGAGCAGATGCGCCAACGGCGGGCAGAAGCTCCTCGCAAAGACGCTGAACGTGCACTGGTTGATATGGTCTCTAAAGCAGAGTACAACAATATTTTTGGTCAGCCAGAGCAGGAATACAAACGCGGCGGCAAGGTTAAGTCCCATCGCGGTGACGGCATTGCGCAGCGCGGCAAGACCAAAGGCAGGTTTGTGTGAGCAATCGCTTTGCAAACGGCGCAAAGGCATTCGGCTACTGCGATGTCTGTTCTTTCCGTTTCGACCTCAAGAAGCTCAAGAATCTCACGGTAAAGACCAAGCAAACACAGATCAAAGCGTGTCCCCAATGCTGGACCCCAGATCAACCACAATTACAACTGGGTATGTACCCAGTCAGCGACCCCCAGGCCATCCGCGATCCTCGGCCTGACACGAACACTTGGTACTCATCCGGTGTGACTGCTACGGGCTCGTTCGGCGGGGGTAGCCGGGTGATTGAGTGGGGTTGGAACCCGGTGGGTGGGTCCAGAAGTTTTGATGCCGCCTTGACGCCAAATGCCTTGGCACCAAGGGGTTTAGTAGGTACAGTCACGGTCAGCACGACCTGAACACAAGGAGCCCGAAATGGCAGAGAAAGACAGCAAGGCAATGGCCGCTCTTCGCGCACATGCGAAGAAGCCTGCGAAGCAGGCGCACGGCTTCAAGAAGGGCGGTCCCACCTCTGAGGACCGTATGCGCCTGGGCAAGAACATGGCCCGCGCCATGAACCAGAAGACGGGGTGAAACATGGGCAAGATCAAGCAACTTCCTCCGGCCAAGCAGGCATACCCGCAAGGCCCGGTCAACCCGCGTGACCTGTGCGTGGTGATGGGGAACATCTCCAAGGAGTCCGCTCCGGGTCCGAAGACCACGGGCATCAAGCAGCGCGGGTCCGGTGCTGCTACGCGGGGCTTCATGTCTCGCGGGCCGATGGCGTAAAACATGCAGCAAGCTGTTGGTTACGTTTATGCCATTGAAAACACGGTGAATAACCGTTGTTACATTGGTAGTGCCACGGACTATAAAAGTCGGTGGCACACGCATCGCAGCAGCTTGCGAAGAGGCAAGCATCACTCGTTTATTCTTCAACGTGCGTGGGACAAATACGGTGAAGACGCGTTTGCGTTCAAGGTGCTTGTTATATGCACTAAAGAGCAGCGCATAGAGTACGAAAATTTGCTAATGCCGTTGCAGAGCTACAATGTACTACGCACGGCTAAAGAACAGTTGGTACGTGGCGGCTGGAAGCACACGGATGCGTTCCGCCAAAAAATGTCTGCCATTCATAAAGGCAAAAAACTTACTGACGAGCACCGGCAAAAACTTACGGAAGTAGCTAAAAACAGAGAGTATGATAGTAAACGCCGGAATAACTGCAAAGAACGCCAGTTAAAATTAATGCAGTCAAAAGAATATAAAAATCGTTTACTTGCTGCCGCAGAAAAAGGACGAAAAACAAAATCTGAGGCTTGCGCAAAACGCGCAAAGCTAGCATACGAAGCTATGCAAGCTGGTTCAACAATGAGAAACGCATGTAAACTAAATAAAATTAGTGAGCTTGCGTTCTATAAACATATAAAACAAATGGATTTGCCTCTGCTTGGACATAAAAAAAGAGAGCAAAAAACATGAATTATTTAGAACTTCGCACAGCAGTAGAGGATGCGTGTGAAAACACGTTTTCTGATACGGATTTTGCTAATCTGGTTCAGTTAAGCGAACAACGTCTCTACAACTCGGTGCAGCTTCCTGCGCTTCGTAAGAACGTCACGGGCACGCTGACCAGCGGGAATCAGTACCTCTCGGCACCGACAGATTTCCTGTCTGTCTTCAGCATCGCAGTCATTGATGGGTCGGGAAACTACGAGTATCTGCTAAACAAGGATGTGAACTTCATCCGCTCGGCGTTCCCGAACCCCAGCACGACCGGAACCCCAAAGTACTACGCCCTGTTCGGCCCTGACTCGTCAAATTTAACGGAGTTGACCTTCATCCTTGGTCCTACTCCTTCTGCTGGGTTGACGGCAGAACTGCACTACTTCTACTACCCGGTGAGCATCGTGACTGCGGGTACGTCTTGGCTGGGTGACAACTTTGACTCCGCGCTGTTCAACGCGGTGATGGTCGAAACTGCCCGGTTCATGAAGCAAGAGCAAGATATTGTCCAGATGATGGACAAGGAATACGCCCAATCGCTGGTTCTGCTGAAGAACCTTGGCGATGGCAAGCAGCGGCAGGACGCATACCGCAGCGGCCAAGTCCGGACGAAGGTGGTCTAAATGGCTCTGGCGCAGACGATGTGTTCTTCGTTCAAGCAGGAGTCATGGCTGGCTATCCACGACTTGGACACTGATGTGCTGAAGATGGCGCTCTATACGAGCGATGCCTCCCTTGGCGCGGACACCACGGTTTACACAACTTCAAGTGAGGTTGTCGGTACAGGCTACACCGCTGGGGGCGAGATCCTTGCCAATGTTCAAGTACTGCTCTCTGGCACAACGGCCTACGTCACGTTTGACAACCCTGCATGGGCTGGCGCAGGCTTTACGGCCCGTGGCGCACTGATCTACAACACATCCAAGGCCGACCGCGCTATTGCTGTGTTAGATTTCGGCTCGGACAAAACAGCCAATCCTTTCATCGTGCAACTGCCTGCACCTTCCGCCACCACGGCACTTCTTCGGTTTAGTTAAGGAACGACCATGTCCAACGAAAACGCAAAATCCCAAGACCTTGTGGCAAGCGCCCTGTCTACCGCCAAACGCACTACTGATGCCGCCAAGGCCGGTGGGGTATACCGCATGGAGTGTGTCGGTGCAGACGGTCAAGTCAAGTGGGTTGCCGAGTGCCCGAATCTTGTGGTGAACGTCGGCTTGCAAGACATGAACTCCAAGTACTTCAGTGGCAGTGCTTACACCGCTACGTGGTTCATTGGCCTGTATGGCGCAGGTGCGTCGAACACGCCCGCCGCAGGCGATACCGCTGCTTCCCACGCGGGCTGGACTGAGGTGGTCCCCTACAGCAACGCCACTCGCCCCACGGCGACCTTTGGCACGGCGACCACGGCAGACCCTTCAGTCATCAGCAACTCCGCATCTCCTGCGGCGTTTACCATCAACGCTACACAAACAGTTGGCGGGGCGTTCCTGATCAGCAACAGCACGAAGAGCGGCACCACCGGGATTTTGTTCTCGGCGTCGGACTTCCAGTCTCCAGGGGACCGTGCAGTGGTTTCTGGTGATACGCTGAACGTCACGTACACGTTCAACCTCGATGCTGTTTAAGGAGTAGAACATGGCTTTCAAAAAAGGTGACGTTGTAGCGCTCAAGGCGGTTGTGCCCACGGGGCCGATCCTGTCGATGCGTATGAACGAAGACGGCGAGGTTTTCTGCCTCGTCGAGTGGCAAGATCTGGAAGGTGATGTCCAGCAGCGTTGGTTCAAGGCCGACGAATTGCAAGCTGTGGAGTCCTGATGAATGTCCAATGGGGGCTGGGGCTCTGGCTCCTGGGGGCAGGTTGGCTGGGGACTGTCGGTATTTAATACCGCCGTTTCTGAAACAGCCAACGCCTCTGACACTGCCTCAAGAACAGGGACATTAAATTCAACAGCTTCTGAGACTGCTACTGCCGCTGACACGGCCAGTTCGCTACGCACATTACCTGCCGCAGTCTCAGAAACAGCTACTGCACTAGACACGGTCAGTGCGACAGAGACGCTACCTGCGGCGGTCTCTGAGTCTTCTACAGCCGCCGATACAGCCAGCACCCAACAAGTCTTCGATGCACAGATTGGTGCGGCGGGCTGGGGCATCGGCGGTTGGGGTGATTACGGTTGGGGCGGGCTCAACGATACAGGCGCTACAGCATCCGATGTAGTGGTAGGTGGGCTAGCGTTTTCTGCGGCAAACTCCGAAACCGCCACCGTTTCCGATACCACAAGCTCCACCCCCGCATTTAGCTCGGCGGTCTTAGAGACTGCAAATGCTTCAGATAGCGTAAATGCTTCGCAAACCTTTGTTTCAGGGATCTCTGAAACAGCGAATGCCTCAGACAATGTCAGTTCTGCGCAGGTATTTGGAACAGCGGTCTCCGAGACGGCAACTGCTTCCGACAGCGTAAGTGCGCTTAGAACGCTTGCGACATCGGTCTCTGAAACAGCTACTGCGACGGACAGTGCCAGTGCTGCGCCGACTTTTGGTGCGTCGGTTGCTGAGACAACAAATGCCTCAGACAGCATCAGTGCTGCGCCAATTTTTGGCGCTGCTGTTTCTGAAACAGCCAGCCCTTTAGATAGTGTCAGTGCTGCGCAGACGTTTGGTACGTCTGTTTCTGAAACAGCCACTGCTTTAGATAGCACCAGTGCTGCACAGAGCTTCATTACGTTTGTTTCTGAGACTGTTAACACTACAGACAGTATTAGTGCCGCACAAACATTTGGAACGGCAGTTTCTGAGGGCACAACGGCGGCTGACACGATTAGTGCGGCACCAACATTTGGTACGTCTGTTTCTGAAACTGCTACGACTTCAGATAGCGCTAGTACTGCACAGGCGTTTGGGGCAACCGTTTCTGAGACTGCGAGTGCATCGGACAGTCTAACTTCCGCACAGACGTTTGGTAGCTCCGTTTCAGAGTCCGTAACAATCACGGACAGCGTAAACGCCCAACAAGTCTTTGACGCACAGATTGGTGCCGCTGGTTGGGGCATTGGTGGCTGGGGCGATTATTCTTGGGGCGGCTTAAACGACACGGGCGCAACTGCGGCTGACACGCTTAGTGCAGGGCTGGCTTTCTTTGCTTCTTCCGCTGAAACTGTTACGGCCATAGACAGCACCAGTGCTGCGCAGACATTTGGTACGTCCGTTTCTGAAACAGTGAACGCCTCAGACAGCGTTAGTTCTGCGCAGACGTTTAGTACATCACTTTCTGAAACCGTTTCCGCATCTGATAGCGTCAGTGCGCTGCGTACACTTGCTACGTCTGTTTCTGAGTCGGCTACAGCAGCGGACATTGTCAGCGCGGGGCTAGTAATTCCGTCAGCTATCACAGAAACCGCCACTTCACTAGCTGCGTTTAGTTCTATTCAAGCGTTTGGCGCGGCTGTTTCTGAAACCGCAAATGCTTCAGATAGCATCAGTGCATTACGCACACTGCCTACAAGCATTTCTGAGTCTGCAACCGCGCTTGACGCCGTTAGCGCAAACCAGACGTTTGCTACCAATGTCTCCGAGACGACCACGGCGGCTGACGCACTCAGCGCCGCTCAAGCATTTAGCTCCGCAGTAATAGAAACAGCAACCGCGCTTGACAGTGTTAGCGCGGTAAGGATACTTCCCGCAGCAGTTTCTGAAACCGCTACAGCGGCAGACAGTGTTAGTTCGGTACAAGCGTTCACATCATCGGTCTCCGAGACGGCCACCGCACTTGACAGTGTTAGCGCACTGCGAACACTTGCACCTTCAATATCTGAAACGGCTACAGCCGCTGATAGCGTAAGTGCGCTTAGAACACTTGCTGCCTCCACTTCAGAAACAGTCACTGCTGCGGATTCTGTAAGCGCGGCGTACAGCATATTTAGCGCTGTTACTGAGACGGCTACTGCACTTGACGCGACTGCATCTTCACTTGTATTTGTTAGCGCCATTACAGAAAACGTCACTGCATTGGATGCGGTATCCGCAAGAGCCGTATTTGGTGCGATCACTTCAGAAACTGCAACTGCTCTGGATAGTGCCAGTTCTGTTCAGACGTTTATTACTGCGGTCTCTGAGTCGGCTACAGCACTTGATTCTGTCAATCAAGGGCAGATCTTCGCGAACACCGTAAACGAGACAGCAACAGCGGTAGACGCGGTTGATGCAACAAGAAGTCTTGCAGCTTCCAGCAATGAAAACGCAACTGCGCTAGATACGGTTGCTACCTCGGTTGTTCTGCTCTCCACCATAGCGGAAATAAGCACGGCGCAAGATGTTGCGACAAACACTGCGGTCATGTACGCCGATGTTTCCGAAGCTACACAAGCAGAAGATCTTTACACAGCAGGCCGTCTGTTCCTTGCAGACTTGATAGAGCAGGTAAGTGCGCTCGATGCGTTTTTTGCTCGGCTGCGGTGGCAAGTCATTGTTGATACGCAGAGCCCAGACTGGCAGGACATCGCAGACCAACAGGGCGCTGGTTGGCAGGTTATTCCCGACGCGCAAACTCCTGGGTGGCAAGCGGTTTCAACGGTTCCTAGTGCCACATGGAGCCCTGTTGCTACAGCACAGCCTAGCGGGTGGACGCCAGTGGGGACCGCGCAATCTAGTGGATGGCAACCAACGCCCTCGTCGCCGGGGCAGACGTGGCAAAATACCCCAGCCGCTCCGGCCACGTTGTGGCCCGCAGTCAATAACACAACGCTTGACCTTTGGCAAGCGGTAGGCGATGATCCCGCTACTGTCTGGGATGATGTGAACACCGCCGACCCCACTGCCTGGGTTGATGTGGATACCAGCAACTAACTGAGGTTCAAATGCCTTCATACACCACAAGCCTTCGACTGGTTCAGCCTGCTACCGGGGAGTACTCTGGAACCTGGGGTACGGAGGTCAACAACGGCCTGACGGCGCTGGTAGACGCTTCTATTGCGGGAACCTCCAGCATCACGATGACGGCGGCAAATTTCACGCTGACCACGGCCAACGGCGCATCGGATCAGTCACGGGCCATGTTCCTCGTGCTTGGAGGGACTCCGGGTGCTTCGTACGCAGTCATTGTCCCATCGGTCAGCAAGCTGTACTTCGTGACCAACAACACGGGGTTTGCTCAGACGGTCAGAACTTCTGGCACAGGGATCTCGGTGCCCAATGGTGCTTCCATGACCCTGCGGTGCGACGGCACGAACGTGGTGGTGGCACAGAACTACTTTGCTTCCATGACGCTGGGATCCGCGTTGCCTGCGGCTTCGGGTGGTACGGGCAGTTCATCGGCTTTTACCGCCAACGGAATCGTCTACGCATCTTCAACGTCTGTTCTGGCTACGGGGAGTGCGCTAACGTTTGACGGCACGAACTTCGCCACCACCGGCACTTCATCGGCCACCAAGCTGATCCCCACGGGCGGCTCGGCTACGGGCAATGGCATGTACCTGCCAGCAGCCAACACGCTTGCCTGGAGCAACAACGGCGCTGAAACGATGCGCCTCGACTCCTCCGGCAACCTCGGGGTTGGGACGAATTCGCCGGGTGCGCGGCTGGATGTGCAGTCGGGGCAGGCTGAAATCCGCACGCTTTCCACGACAGGAACCAACACCGTCCGCAACTTTCAGTCAAACACGGGCGGTCAGTTCTATCAGGGCATTGACTCCAGCACCGGAGGGAACTTCGGGATTGCTTACGCTGCCGTGCTTTGGCACAGCGGCAACTATCCGATGGTTTTTGCCACCAACAACACCGAACGCGCCCGCATCACAAGCGGGGGTGATTTGCTGGTGGGGACGACGACAGGTGCTGGACTAGGTGTGACAGTACAGCCATCATCCACCACTATACAAAACAACAATGCCCAAGCGACTGGTTTTGTCTTTACGTCGTACAGGCGCAGCAGCGTAGAAATTGGATCGATCACGCAGAACGGCACCACAGCAGTCCTTTACAACACCACCTCAGACCGTCGCCTGAAAGACAACATCGTCCCGGCCCCCAGCGCCAGCGATGTCATCGACGCGATTGAGATCGTCAGCCACGACTGGAAGTCTGCGCCTGATGAGCATGTCACCTACGGCGTGATTGCCCAAGACCTTGCGCTGGTGGCCCCGCAGGCTGTGCTGGAAGGCGACGACGGCGAAGAGGTCGAAAAGACCTGGGGCGTGGACTACTCCAAGCTGGTCCCGATGCTCATCAAGGAAATCCAATCCCTCCGCGCCCGCGTGGCTGCATTGGAAAAAACATGATCACGCTCATCGCCCTCGTGTTTGCGGCCAGCTACGCGCTGTGGATCTTCTACCTCGCGGTCATGAACTTGAAGCGCGTGCGGGATGCGGGCAAGCTCGGCACCGTCGCCAAGGTGTTCGGCTACCCGGTGCTGTTGGTGGGCTACGCGCTGGATGTGCTGGTCAACGTCACGCTGATGACCGTGCTGTTCTTGGAGATCCCAAGAGAGACAACCGTGACCGCGAGGCTCAAGCGCCACAACCGCACAGGCTCAGGCTGGCGTCAGCGACTGGCTGCGTGGTTTGAACCGTTGATCGACCCCTATGACCCCAGCGGGGATCACATCTAGGAAACAACATGCTCCCCATCGTTGCATCCATCGTCTCCGGGCTGATCTCCAACGGCCTGCCCAAGATCGCTGACGCCGTTCTGGAAAAGGGTGTGGACTACGTTGAGCAAAAGCTCGGCGTGACGCTCAAACCTGAAGACGAGATGAAGCCCGAGGATATCAAGGATCTTCGGGAGCGGGCCATGCAGCACGCTGAGTTCATGGCAGAGATTGACACTAAAGATCGCGCCAGTGCCAGAGACAGGGAGGTGCAAATCTCCACGAACGACAAAGCCCCGCTGATCAACAAAATTGTCACCCCCGTTCTAGCACTCGGTGTGGTGACGTTGGCCTTCGCTTTGTTCGGTGTTTTGCTCTTCATTGAAGTCAAGCCCGAGGCTAAGGACATTCTGATCTACGTCATGGGCGTTCTGTCTGCTGCAGTGACGCAAATTTTGTCCTACTACTTCGGTTCCAGTCAGGGTAGTAAGGACAAGAGTGATCTTCTCAAGGAACAGCAGAAGTGATCACCGAGCAGCATCTGTCTGCCGCAGGGGTGAAGAACCCCGGTGAGTGGCTTGCTGCCGTCCAGTCAGCCTGCGCTGAGTTCCAGATCAACACGCCCAAGCAAATCGCTGCCTTCATCGCCCAGACCGCGCATGAAAGTGCCGGGTACACCCGCTTAACGGAGAACCTGAACTACAGCGCCGAAGCCCTGATGCGTGTGTGGCCCAAGCGGTTCCCTACCAAAACTGTTGCCGACGCCTTCGCCCGCAAGCCGGAACTGATCGCCAATCAGGTGTACTCAAGCCGCATGGGTAATGGCCCCGTGCAGAGCGGCGACGGATGGAAGTTCATCGGCAGGGGGCTTAAACAACTTACCGGCAGAGACAACTACACCCGTTGTGGAAATGCGCTGGGATTTAAGCTGGTTGAGAGCCCTGAATTGCTGCTTCGCCCTGTGGGCGCTTCGCGCTCTGCCGGGTGGTTTTGGCGAGTAAACGACTGCGGACCCTTGGCAGATGCCGGTGAGTTTGAGAAACTGACCAAGCGGATCAACGGCGGGCTCATCGGTCTTGAGGATCGCAAAGCGCGGTACGACCGTGTGCTGGCGGTAGGAAACTGACATGCTCAGAAAATTGCAACTCAAGTCGGGACTGAACCGCGAAGGAACGCGCTACAGCACGGAAGGCGGCTGGTTCTCGTGCGACAAGATCCGCTTTCGCTCAGGTCAACCTGAGAAAATTGGCGGCTGGCAGCAGGTTACGAATAGTCAGTTTCTTGGTATCTGCCGGTCACTGTGGGCGTGGTCATCTCTAGGTGGTGCGAGGTATGTCGGGCTTGGGACGAATCTCAAGTATTACATCGCCCTTGCGGGTGGTGGTTTGTACAACGATGTAACACCACTAAGAAAGACCGTCAACCCGATGTCCAGCAATCCGTTTGCTGGAGACGGCACAACTACCGTCACGGTTACTGATGTAGCGCACGGCGGCATCACAGGTGACTTTGTAGCCTACACGGGATCAACTGACACGCTTGGTCCAGGCGGCACTTCTCTGTTTAACGCCGAGTACCAGATCACAGTTTTAACGGCTAACACCTACACCATCACTACAAGTGTTTCGGTTTCGGCAGGGTCTTACGGAGGTGCTGCTGTTGTCGCCGCATATCAGATCAATGTCGGTGATGAGATCCAAACGGGCATTTCCGGGTGGGGCGCTGGGCCTTGGAGCGGTGGTGGCTGGGGGGTTGGAGCCACAAGTACCACAAGCATCCGCATTTGGAACCACGACAATTTTGGTGAAGACCTGATCTACGGCCCGAAAGACGGGCCTCTGTACTACTTCT